CCAAGGTATCTGTATTGGTCACATCAAGCGCAGTCAAGCCCACGATATTTTCGCCCAGTGCAAAACCGGCCTCACCTACAGGATCACCCGAGATGCTGGTCAGTTGTATATCTCCACCTTGACTGTGTGTGAATACTACATGTCCCGAACTATTAAGTGTAGCACTCACATACGGTACACCTGCAGACGATACAGCAGCAATGAAATCTGCTGGACTGGTGCCTTCGAGAGTGGCCGTGGCTGTGTTGAGAGTCGTACTACCGGCCTGTGTGGCGGAAATAGTAAATTGATTGCCTGCGGTAAACACATCGCCTGGTGCTGAATAACCAGTCACGTTTGTGGCTCCTACTGCATGGCGTTGCCAGATCATGAACGTGGCAGTTCCATTGCCGTACGCATCAACCTGGGCATAGGTATAGCCTTGTCCAATGTCGTATCCGCCGCCCGACGGATCAAGATTGTAATTGGCTGTAGCATTGTTGGCATAAACTGGACAATTCTGTGCCACAAATGTTCCCAAAGTGGTGCTGTATTGCTTTAACACCAGATTGGTACCAAGATTCACGTTGTTGGTCTTTTGCCATACTGATCCGGTAGGAGCAGGTGTGGCGCTGGTGCTGGTCCATCTTGGATTTTGATAACTGTTGCTGGCCAAATATTGCGGAGTCGAATATGATCCAGAAGCAATTCCCAGCGCAGACAGAGCTGTACCTGAGATACTGACACTGTCGGGCCAGGTTATTGTTCCTACATTGGTAGACCTATTGGCACCGGCAAAATCAAACGTGACCGAAGTATTAGTACTGGCTGTCACATTGTAAGTGCCATTGTAGTTGGTATTGGCAGTTCCGGACACTGTGATGGTGCTGCCGACTGGATATGGAGTTGGTACATTGGCCCCATTGGTGAATACCAGGGTAGCAGTTCCAGCTGTGACATTGGCTGTGCCGCTTGACACAGTTCCTGTAAATCCTGGTGCTTGACTGTCGGCATAAAGATACATGGTTCCACCAATCACGCCCGAATACACGCCTGAAATATTAGCAGCATTGATCTGCGCAGACACATTGGCCACTGTGTTGTTTGGTGCGGATGGCACAGTGATAGTGTTGGTGTTGTTGATAACAATATTGGTATTGGCTACAAGATTGGCTGGACTCTGCGTGCCACTGATTGTGGGCCATGCGGTCTTCCAGTCATCGCTACCGACCAAGACCCAGCTGTTGTACACCGAGCTGAGCGCACTGGAAGTGGTCTGACTGGCAGTAGGACCTCCACGCTTGTAGTATTCGGGATTCTGCAAGGATCCTGCTATGTTGGCAGTTTGTATCTCACCAGCCACCACAGTGTAATTTCCAATGCTGCCGTAGCTGGCCAGCGGAGTAGTTGTTCCGTTTACAAGATTGGCAGTGCTGGTAATCACACTAGGAATCTGATTGGTATATGCTCCGGTGGTCACATTCCATTCAAAAATACCCCAGGAACTGTTTACAGTATCTAACCAATAGGTACCATTGGGCGGGGTACCAACCGGACGTGTTAGACTGGCTGTAAGTGCAGCCAAGTCAATGTTGACACGTTGTACATAACATTGATTGGTGATGCCTAGGGCACTATAGGCGGCTAGTAGGCCGTATTCGTTGAGCTCGTAGCCATTGATCGGAACACCAGCAGTGGTGCTGTAGAAAAATGGAGTACCAAATGTGTTTAATAAATCTCGTTGGCTGGTCATCAGATAAGTCCGGTTGGCATTGGCAGCCAACGTGCCAGCTGCTACGCCAACTCCGGCACCAGAAATCTTGTTCTGGGCTGTGGCCAGCAAAATGAACGGAACCGAATTGGTAGCGCCTGGGACATAATTGCTTTGGTCAATTATGCTAACTTGTACACCTGGTGACAGTAGAGACATATCATAATCCTTTATATTCTAGTATTGATATTTATGTAGTCTTGAGAAAAAATGCTCGGCACAGGCCCCTTTGCAAAGGTTTGGTTTAAATACAGCATGACCAGACCCGTGTGCAACACCTGTAAACAAAGATTATGTGCTGTGAATTATCACCGAGATGGATGCACGCACTATCGCAGTCGGTGCGACCCTTGTATCAAAAGGAATCTACGACCACGACCACCTGTTCCCAAATGGCAATCAGGCGGCTATACTAAAAAAACCACATGCGAATTGTGTGGGTTTAGATCCAGGTATGTGGCACAACTGCTGGTGTATCACGTGGACGGTGACATGAACAATGTCCATGTGCGCAATCTACGCACTATCTGTCAGAACTGCGTGATACACGTGAGTCGATCTAATCTACCGTGGCGGTCTGGGGATCTTGAACCAGACCTGTGACCTGGCGATACAGATCGTCTAAGCTGGCATTGTTGGTGATAATGTGATCAAACTCTGTACCAATCCAGGCAGTTTCGCTCACATGTACGTTGAATTTGTCCAGCTTGACCTGGGCCCAGCTGTGTTCAAGTGTGGGGCTGGATTTTTGATTGACCATCTCTGCGAACCGATACCATTCTGGTTCTGGCCCGCGAACTACCCGCACAATCCGGCCACCGGCCCTCTTGATGCTGAGTATCTCGTTGGGGAAACGGCAATCTGATATCACTATGCTGTCACTGCTGGTACGCAGTTTGTTTTCCAGGCTGGCGATCCAGATATCATCGTGGAAGTTTTTCCTGCATACTTCGGTTCCCCAGTATTGCAGAACCCATCTGGGCGTGATCGACATGCCCAATCGTTCGCTCCACCATGCATCTGGTTGTTCGCGCCACTCTCGGCTCTGCTTGGTGCGTCCTTCCAGCATGTTGCGATCCCAGCCAAACACAGCGGCCACAGAATCTTTTAGAGTATTGGCAAAACTTTCACGTCTAAACTCGTGTATGTTCACCAGGTAGTCGGCTATGGTGTCTTTGCCCGAGCCTTGGAACCCAACCAGGCCTATTATTAGAGGGTTTTTATTTGTGTTTACATTTATCACCGTGCCATCTCCCATAATTCATTGGATCTACTTCTGTATTACAATAATAACACATTTTCTTAGGAGCCGCAAGTTTTTCTTGTCTTTTTCTCTCTCGTTGTATAGCCGAATGTTGTTTACCATAGAATCCGTTTTTTTCACCTGGACGTTTTACTTTTTCCTTTAATTCTGTGGCTCTTTTATTGCCGTACAATTCTTCGTATGTTTTGCCTTTGTTGTGTGGAATACGACCCTTAAATCTGCCTGTCATAGTACGCGAATGATTTAATTTTTGTTCTTCTGATTTAGGTTTTCGTAATTTTTTTAATGTTTCTTCGTTGTGTTTTTTATTCTTGAATGTGCCTGGTATATTTTTAAATCTTTCTTTTTGAGATTTACTATTTTTATCTCTTGTAGATTGCGGCACAGGCGGCTGAGACGACTTTAGCAACTCGTACACCCGACCAGTGACTTTGTATCTTTCTTGACCGGGTCCTGTTATATGGGCCATCATTAATGCCGCTTTTACCATCTTATATTTTTCTTGACCGCTAACCATTTTTGTTAGCAATAAATGGCAAATAAAATGTTCTCTCGCTGTAAGCGTTGCTATATTATGTATATTATCATCACCGCCCATGCTTTTAGGAATAATATGATGACGTTCGGTGTATTCGTCTATTAACTGACGATTTTGTGATTGATTAATAATTTTTTGATAACATTGTGTATACTTGTTTTTAATGAACATACAACTATTTATCAATACGAACAGGAAAAGATAATCATGTCAATGCCTTTACATTTAGGTGTCGTAATGTTTTTTGTAATAATTCAATCTGCCGTCTACAATCTTCCAAGGCATGGTGTGTGGTAGCAGGCTTGGGTAGTTCAGGCCATAGTCCAAACACCGTCCTGCTGTCACGCACATTGTAGAACTGCCACGGTATGGGCTTGCCATAACTTTTATAGGCATGTTCTAGAATTGTGCAATCAAATGTTGGGCCTTGACAATACAAAAATTTACTGGTCCAAATTAGTTTGCCTAATTCATCTAGTGCCTGATCTAACGGAATACGATCTTCTTCAGAAAATGCTTCATTTCGTGCCTCAGCAGGTTGTGTCGCCCACCAATTTAAAGTACTATCATCAATGGTTCGATTTTCCTGACTTTCTAATGAAATCCTAGCATAGTAATGTTGTTCATAGTATCCAGTACCTAAAGGGTCAAATGATTGGGCAGCTATAGTTAAAATAGTAGCAGCAGGTGCCACCCCAATGGTTTCGATGTCAATCATTAATGAGCTCATATTGACATTATATGCTAACATTTAAAAAATATCAACCGTTATGGTAAACAAGAGTGTCGATTGCGATACGGGAATATCCACCGACTCTAACAAACTTTATACGATGGCACAAAGATTGCTAGCCGTGTACCACCCAGGTGATTGGCTGGGCTCCATCCACGTAATTTTTAAGATCTTCAACACATTGGTCCATGGCAGCCTGTCCTTCGGTTTTCATGGCAGTACCGTTGAGGGTACCACCACCTTGTGGACCTGCTATGGTACCAAACTTTTCTCTGGCTTCACCGATTATTTTCTTGCAGTTGCCCACCATGTAGTTCCTCATCCACTGTAGTATGAGCGGATCACTCATCATGTTGAATTCAGGCTTGTAGTTGTAGCACCATAACAGCACCGATTCGCCAGTGGCTTTGGGATCACGTATCAGCTGTAATTTTTTGGTAACTGGGTTGAACGTGTAGTTCATGTAGGCACCAAACATGCGCCCGGCCAAGCTCACATACTGGCTGTAAAAATCGTATGTGGCCAGTCCGCCAGCCACGTTGAAATTCATAAGGTACACATTGAGACTGGCCTGACTGAACGGATCAAAATTGCTGGCAAATGGTCCAGTACTGTCACCAAATGTGCGTCGGAAGATCTGTCGCACGCTGTATACTTCTTGTGGCAGTTCGTAGATGTTGACGTTGGCCACCAGTTCCATGAAACTGTAACTTTCCTCGTAGGCGCCTTGCGATCTCTGGCGATAGGTTCCCACTGTGTTCTGATAGGCTGCTTCAAAGTGTTCGGCATCCAGCTCGAGGTCTATGATCTGTCCACCCAGCTGGTACTGCACATATTTGAATAAGTCTTGTTTTTGTGTTTCTAGTGTGCTTTGTGACTGTATGCCCATGATCATGCTCCTATGAGTATATTTATACAGCCAATGGCCTGCTACCAGGCTTTGAGTATGATCAGATTCTCGTTGCCACGTCCATTAAACTGTATCTCGGTACTCTTGATCTCGTTATAGGCTTTGCGAGCAGCCGGTTTGCCCACACTCACGATGCTTTTGATTTGCTCGGCCGGGCGTCTTAGGGTTTTTTGAGAACTGTTGGCCGAATCAAATGCCACCAAACTGTTGCCTTTGACTGTGAAGTTGCCCACATGGCTGTCAGCCACCACATGTATCAGTTTGCGTTTCTTGGTATCGTACAACCAAGCTTCAGTGGCGTTGACCAAACAAGATGGTGCGGCCGATGTCAAATTGAGTTCGGCAAACTCTTTGAGATATTTAAACTTTGAACTGAGTTTTTCTGCACTGACAGCTCGTTTGGCTCTGGGTTTGCGTTCAACTTTCTTGATTTGTACATAGCTGGCGCAGTCGTTGATCACAGTTTCGCAAAATTTCACACAGTTTTTGAGTTGTAGTTTGGTCAGATGGCTATAACCTTCTACCAGGTCACCATCTCGACCTTCCAGCACTGATTGGAATTCACTCAGGCGATCTCGCCAGCGATTGGCTATGGCACCGGTCATTTGCGGTGCTATATTCATGCCACGTATCTGTGCCATGGGTTTGAAGTCAGCACTCATTTTTGCCCCCTGCGTGACAAATTCATCAAACATGCCCTCCAGTTCACCGGCACATTCACTGGCTCGTTCACGCAAGTGATCCTGTATGGTCAGACGTGCCTGAGCTGTTTCAGCTTCGGTCACGGTGCGTATCACTTCCTGTTTGACCCGCAACATGCCGGCTATTTCGGATTCTATCACGGCCAGTTCGGGTTTGGTCAATTCCAGTCCGGCCACGTTCATCCTGCATACCCAGGCCGTGGTTGATCGTATGCGACTGTCTGGAATACCCGACAGTGTCTTGGCTTCGACAGATCGGTCTCTACGTTCCAGCCAAGACACTATCATGCCTTTGGCATCTTTTTTGTCGTAGTGGTAGTTGTACCAGGCAAATGCTTTCAGCATAGCACTGATTCGGTCGCCATCGGTCCGAGTTTGCGTCCAGGTGGGCTCGCCACCGGTATATTTG